TATTTTAAAAAGCGCTTCTTTGTTCATATATCACCTTAAGTTGGAGTGTTTGGCCCGATTATTTGCGGAGAAGAAAGAGGAAACGGAGAAACAAAATAACTTGTGCCTTTTATTGCTGTACCACTGGCTCCACCTGCACCAAAACTAGCGTTCGTACGTGGTACATTATTAAAAGGAAAAGTTGGGCTTGGAGAACCTGGATTAGGACTTGCAATTGAAGGAGCAGCTCCCGAAGTTCCATTAGTTCCCGCATTACCAACAGCTCCTCCAGCTCCTCCAGCTCCTCCAACTGCAGTTACTCCAAAAGGATAATCACTTATTGCAGTAGTACTAAAAGGAGCTCCTCCGGCCCCGTATGAAGAAGATGGAGCAGGTGAACCTACAGCACCATCTCCTTTTTCATTTACAAAGCTGGGATCTGGAGGAGCAGCAGTCGCAGTGGCTGCTCCTCCAGATCCTGCTGGTGCTGGCGAATAAGCACTGCCGGCGCCGCCGCCACCACCACTACCTCCACGCACAGCACCAGCAACATAGCCTCCAATATTACCTGGTATGCCAGGTAATTGCGCAACACTGCCGCCGCCTCCACCGCCTCCACCCCCACCAGATTTAATAGAACCAGTTGGAGGAACAGTAACATTCACTGGGTATCCTAACACTAAAGCATTTCCTCCTCTACCTCCTTGAGCTCCATTACTGGCGGATTGATTGAAAGATACAGCAGGTTTGCCTGGAGGAATAGGTGCAATATAATATGTCGATGAAGCATCTCCTCCAGCTCCTCCGGTTCCTCCTTTTCCTACAATAGAACCGGCTAGTGTTAAATTGATAACACTAGCCGGTGGAAAAGATTTACTTGGATTTGTTGAAGGTGCAGGAGCTATCCTTAATGCGTATCCAGGGCTACCTGCCACAGTAGAATAAACTTCTATTCCTGGATTTATAGTTATAGAGGCTTCAATATCGTCTGTTCCATTCCATGCTGTTGGTGCAGGCATAGACATAATATCATTCATTAAGTCATAATCGCTAGCCGGAGAAGAAAAAGTTTTATTAAAAATATAAGCATTAGTATGCACTTGTCTCCAATTAGCCCCATCATAAACCCATGAATATTTGACTAGTCGCCAAGCAGTAGACCCAGAATCATATACGTATACTTTTTTTATAGGTCTCCAAGCCGCGCCATCATATATATGAGTTTTATTTGCCATATGTATTTACTTAAAATAAGGTCCTAACAACCAACAAACGACTGAGTGTCTAATTCCAGAAATAATATCTTCCACGCCATGCAAAACAAAAGAAGGAAATACTATAATTGTACCTTTGCTTTGTTGTGGATATATTTTTTGATCTCCTACTTGTAAAAACAACTTACCTCCTTCAAAATCATCATTCAAAAAAGCTAATACAGTTAACTTTCTACAATCGTTATGAGGAGATCCTAAAAATGTATCAATATGAGATTTATATCTTCCTTCTTTTTCATATTTTAAATATTCCACTTGATAACAATTATTTATATCAAATCTCCAAGCTTGCTGATTAGCTACAAAACCAGAACCAATCATATGTACACCTATCCCTTTATGAATAGGAAGCATAGTTTTTTCTACATTACGAATATTCAAGTTTAAATCACCATTATCATGACCTCCAATCAATCCTTTCTCTAAATTATAATTGGAGTACTTTCCTATAACTGAATTACAAAAATCTTCACTTAGTACATTTTCAAAAAACCAATAATTTATTGGTTCAAAATCTTGTTGTTTTTTATGTATTTTTTTAGTTTCTGCTGGTGTTCCAAGCCGATCTCTTCTATCGTACTTTTCATCTTTATATGGTCCATTAGCGTCTACATAATGAAAGAATACTTGGCATTGCCATTCTCCTTCAAACGGTTCTCTCCAATGATATATCTCTGTTCCTTTATAAAGAACGGCGTCTCCTATATCTAACAACAAAGGATTACTATTATCTATTTCATTTTTTAAATTAAAATAAATTGGCCATGTCTTATCACTTATTCCTAAAGTAACAGTGGCACTTATTTCACATGCTGGTCTATCGGAGTGTATCTCTAATTCTTCTCCTTTTCTATAAATTCTAGCATAACTATAAGTAGGAATAAGAGTTTTACCAGAAACATCAGAAAATATTTCTATCAATTGCTCCATCATATTGTCAAAAAACGCATCTCCATAGATTGCGTCAGACACAGGACACTGTTCATCTTTTGTAGTTTTAGACTCATTATATAGCTTAAAAAGACGATCACATGCTTCTTTACACTGTTCATTTGATAGAACTTCTTTAAGCATTACATATTTTTTTTCATTAAAATCATCAACAATATTCATATTATTTCCTCATATCAATATATGTATACAATATCTCCATTTTGAGGACTTGCATTTACATCTTGTGGACCATTAGGTGTAGAACTATTAGCAACAAGAGTTCTTTTCCCCTGTGCATTCGTGTTGCCTGTTATAGATGAAGTTGATTCTATTTGTAAAGTAGTATTAACTGAGATAATGGTGTTATTTACGCGCATTCTCTCAACACCGTTAGTAGTAATACCAAGAGTATCTGCTGCTGGTCTATATATGCCTAAATTGGTATCATTATTCCACGAATAACCAGGAACAGTTACTGAATCACTTTCATTAGTTCTTATAGCTTCAGGAATTATCTGCGTGTTGATTGAAGAATTGCCAACCGAAATAGAGTTGTTAGTAACACTAAACCCATTAGTTGTAGCACTTATTGAACCTATAGCTATGCTTGCAGCAGTGTTAACTGTAATGCTACCACTGAAATTACCCGTGTTAGCATTTAAGGCCCATCTCTGAGTTGAACTTCCTAACGCAGTACCTACAGTATTAGACAATGGATATACACCAGCTCCTGCAGCTGTAGATCTAATAAGCACACCATTTGTTGGTCCTATTTCAACATTTGAGGTGGTATTTCCGATAGTGATTGCCGTGTTAGTAACAGTCACACCATTTGCAACAGCTACTCCGCCGCCTACAGTGACTGTTCCAGTCACAGCTGCTGTGTTGGATAAAGTTACAGCTCCAGTTACTGCTAACGTATTAGATAGAGTAGTAGCACCAGTAACACTTAATGTATTAGATAGTATAGCTGCTCCAATAATATTTGCAGCACCATCTACCTTTAGTTTTGTATCAGGTGTTGTTGTGCCTATTCCTACACGTGAGTTAATTGCATCTATGTACAATCCATTGAAGCTTACGTTACCAGACACGTAATGTGTGTTGGCGCTTGTAATCATCACATTACCAGAAGAAACTGTAAACCCATTAGATGCTGTTAATAATCCTCTAACACCTAAAGTACTTAAAGCATTAGCTGCACCGCCTATACCAAAAGTACTTAAAGCATTAGCGGCTCCAGTAATCCCTAAAGTACTTAAAGCATTAGCTCCACCAGTGATCCCTAAAGTACTTAGAACATTAGCTGCACCAGTAACGTTTAAAGTACCACCAATATTAGCAAATCCAGTATGCGTAATACCTACTGAATTGACTGTAATAAAGCCACTAATGTTGAGAGTCGTAGAAGTTAAATTAGCAGTGTTTCCTATAGATAAAAGATTTGCATTTAATATGGTATTAGATACGCTGTTAATGATGCGTATTTGACTAGGTGAAATACTAGAATTTATAGAACTATTACCAGTTGCAATCGATGTATTAGTAAGTGTAGTACCGTTAGTGGTTGCAACACCTCCACCAACGTTTAAATTAGCTGAAGCATTGGTCGTGCCTGTAACTGTCAAACCGGCGGCTGCTGTTAGTAGCCCATTAACACCAAAAGTACTTAAAGCATTAGCGGCTCCAGTAATCCCTAAAGTACTTAGGGCATTAGCTCCACCAGTGATTCCTAAAGTACTTAAAGCATTAGCGGCTCCAGTGATTCCTAAAGTACTTAAAGCATTAGCGGCTCCAGTAATTCCTAAAGTACTTAAAGCATTAGCTGCACCAGCTACGCGTAAAGTACCACCAACATTAGCGCTACCTGCTACGTTTGCAAATCCAGTATGAGTGATACCAACTGTGTTTACGACTGCAGCCGTTCCAACGTTAGCTGATGTAGTTACGTAAAGAGTTGCAGTGTTTGTTTGATTTACTACATTAAGAGCTTGAAGATTAGCTAACGTGCTATTGACTGTAACTGAACCAATAGTTAATGTAGTGGAAAGATTTAAACTGTTGCCATTCATAACCCAACGGTTAGTAGAGTTACCAAATGCCAAAGTATTTCCTATTGGTGTTAAAGATGTATATACTACAACATTATTAAAAAACCCATCAAATCTATTTGTAGTATTACCTAAATCTAAACCGTTTACACCAGCTAAAATATCTCCTGTGTAACTCTGTCCAGCAACAATTTGTGTTGCACCAGTTACTAATAAATCGCCATTAATTAATACTAACTCACCATCAACGGTTAAGTTTGCTCGCGATGAAGTGTTTCCAATAAAAACTTGTTCAGAAAATTGTGCGTTACCACCCGTAACTAATAGACCATTCTCTGTTTTAAATCTAGTGTTAGCCATATGTTCCTACTAAGCTTTGATTAAGGTGGCGACTATCTTTGATGCTGAAGTTATTGAATTTTGTTTAAACTTTAATTGAACATCCGACCCGCTTATAGCAACACTAAAATCACCAGGATCAGCAGTTATAGGAGAAACAACAGTTGCATACACAGTTATGTATGGATCAGTGCTATCATGTGCTAATACCATTTCGGCAGCTAAAGTATTACCACTCAATGTTTTTATTTGAGCAGTAATTTTTGCTGTAGAATACACTGTCTTATCAAATGTAAACACGGTTAAAGGATTAGTTATATCTGATCCTAAGTTACTATTTGCAAATGATGTTAATATGAATGCACTTGCATTTATTGTGTTTGAAAATGTAGCAGTGCCTGTAACAGCTAGAGTGTTTGCAAACGTAACGTTGCCAGTTACAAGTAATGTATTACCAAAAGTCACATTGCTTGTAATATTAGCATTTCCATTTACATTTAAATTAGCACTAGGAGTAGTAGTACCTATTCCTACACGATTATTAACCGAGTCAACAAAAAGTGTAGAAGTGTCAAATGCAACATTTCCTCCAATAGTATGAACTGTTCCAGTAACATCTAGATTAGCAGTGATTTGAGTTAGATTTCCACTAAGTACTACATTTGATGTTGTTCCATTTCCTCTAACATTAATTAATGTTATACTGCTATTTGCTTTAATACTAGTGTTACCAGTAAATATTGAAATACTATTTACACTAGTATTAGTTGTTCTTACGAATATGTCTGTTCCATTGACGATGGTGTTTGTTACTGAAGAGTTGCCCAAAACATTTATAGCAACTACTGAAGTGTTTCCTTTGACCGAAGTGTTGCCCGTAAGAGTTATGATTTGGCCATTTACTTGTGTATTAGCGTTATCAATCCAAACGTTTGCTTGGCAATTAGCAAAGGAAGCATTTGAGGTAGAGTTACCACCAATAAATGTATTTGATGTGATCGTTAGTAACGCTGAAGCGCCTACGTTTCCACCGCGTAGTTCATTTGTAGCGACTAGAGTATTAGCACCAAAACTACCTAGAAGTTGTGCTTTTCTAGGCTCAGCAATAGTCCCTGTGTTTGCAGTTGCAACATTTGCCGTTATTATTTCTGTTGATAAAGCAAGCAAAAGATCATTAGTTTTATTAACCCATAATTCAAAAGTATCGGCTGATACATCTATTTGTGTTACAGTTCTCGACATTATTTGCTACCGTTAACTAGTTGAATTATGAGTTGTTTTAGATCAGTAAATTCATTTTTTAAAGCATCTATTTGCTGTTGGACAGTTTGTATTTGTCTAGATTGTTTTCGTTTTTCTAAAACATGATGATATTCAGATATATTGGTATTTATAATAGCTTTAGTATTCATATCACGAACAAGACCAGTTTTTTCAGTTTTAACAAATGACATTATGCCGAAACTCCTATTGCTCTAATATCATTAACTCTAGGAACTATATAAGAACTATTAGATAGCAACACGATCTTTACTGCAAATGTATCATACGTTGTAAATTCATTTAAACTCGTACTATAATATGTTGCAACGTTATCGTTTTGTATGTCATTAAACACCATGTATGGCTTATCAGCTTTTCCTATTTTTAAAGTTGCTGCTTCTAAGCTTACGTTAGCAAAAGCTTTATTAATTTCAAAAGAAGTTGAGACTGGTGTATTTGCTACTACAGCAACACCATACGTAGTATTTGGAAATAGTTCATCATAAAGAACTATTACATCGCCGTTAGCTAGTTCCGTGTTAAATGTTGTTCCTACACCTGTTACAGTAGTGTTTCCAGCAGCAGAATACACGAACGCATCTCCAGTGATCGTCGTTGTGTAATCAGGCCATCCTTTGAAACCATAAGTCAATTCGATGTAATCTTTTTTATTTGCTTTTGAACTAAATAATCTTCCACCAAATGTAGCATCGGTTATTTCAAGTTCAGTCCAAGTCTTATCATCAAATGCATCTTCATCTTTTGAATTATGTACTTTTGCGTATAATTTTATATCTGTGCCAGGTGGTCTATATGCAGTTATTATAACTCGAATATCTTCTGCAAACCTATCCTTATCGAAAGTAATTTTTTTGGTAATATGTCGAGCAGTTGCATTACCAAAGTTAGTATGTTCATCGGTTGCATCATTATTAATTTCATTATTAAACGCAAAGATAGAAGTCAATTCTTCATGTAATTCTGGTGAATCATACTTATTATCTGCGGATAGTGTAAACTTAATTAATGAACTCTTACCTTCAGACGTACTTCTTACAAGTTTTTCACGATTCAAAACTTCTAAAGACTTGGACATAACTATGCCATCAAATGTGGTGATGTCAGTTGACTGCCCAGAAACTACAGGAGTAAAATTGCTGTCTGATAAATCAAAAGTATTCGCTGTAGTATCTAAATAAGCAAAATTGATATTCGTATTTGTTACTGTGCCACCTTTCAAATTAAAATCAAGATTTGGTATGAAGTTATTGATTGGGAAAGACGTTACATTAACTATATCTGCTTTAGATCCATAAAATTCAGCAACAATTTGACCACCAATACTTACGTTTATACTAGCGCCGGTGCCAGATCCACCTGCAACTCTGTTCTGAGTATAAATCGTTGATGTTGGGGTGGTTGTAAATCCATGTCCGGTATTAACAATGTTTATTGACGCGATAGTGCCATTAGCAAAAGTTGTGATGTCTGCTCTACCATTTCTTCTAGAATTTGCACCAGAAAATACAATGTAATCAGTATTTTGATAACCAGTTCCACCACTAAAAGTTATATAATTCACAGCGTTTGATACGAAATACTTATCTTCATCTGCATTAGATTCAATAAGAACTAACGTGTCTGGATTACTGAAAGCAGTTTCCATCTTAGCTGCAACAGGAACTTTATATCTTGCATTTAAAGAAGTAAATGTGCAAGGCGCATCTAAAATCAATAGCGTATTATTTACTACTCGTTGAACTGTACGCACACATGTATTGGCTACGTACCCAAGAACGTCAGAAGCAATGTCATCTGTAATGACTATTACAGAACCAAAATCTAAATCACGTGTAAAATTGGTTCCGTCTCCATACACAATCAAGCTTGATGGAAATCTTCTTAAACCAGTAATCGCTACTAATTTTTCATCTTCGGGATACAAACCACGCGTCCCAAGAGCAGGAAGATTTATAGTTAATGTTCCTGGCTTATAGTAAAACACATTTGCTGCAGAATTGCCAAAATCTTGATAAATGTATTGGCGAGTGCCAAAAGCTTCAAAGATATTGACATATCCAAACATCTTGCTATATGAATTTTCAATCTGTAAAAATTCGTAATCATCATTGACTAGCTCTATGCTAGCTTTTTGTAAATTTCCATTTGCATCTGTAAATTCTAATGCTAAAATATCAAATTTTAAATCAGTTGCTGGAATAGCCTTCAACACATCATCTTGCGTTTTAGGATCATTGTCTATTTCTAAATAGTTTGATGCTCTAAACAACTTGCCAAAATTATATGCGCTGTCACATATAGATTCAGAATCTATAAGTTTTCTTCCTTGTGTTGCTGTCCATAGTGAATATTGAGGATCTTCAAAATTAATAACGATTGCATACGATTTGCCAGTTTTCAATGGCATCGGTGATCTAAAAAGAAATTGAGTAAAATCTATAGCATTTAATGAAGCATTAATTTCATCATAATTTCTTCTTACAATAGATTCTTTTAAAGCTCTTCGTAAGTTTGGAATATCATTTTCAACTTCACATATGAATATATAAACACCAGGATTGACGATACCTGATTGATTATTTTTTGGATGCGGCTTAGACTTAAAGTATAAATTTACACCAGTCAATGACACGAATTGACTGCCGTCTAATTGAGCTGGATCTAAATAAAACGTTTGTGCGTAATCGAAATATAATGAAACTTCAGATAAAGGTGTTTGTCCGCCAGTTCCAAATTCTTTTCGTGTTCGAAGAACACCTAAATCACGTGAAGTCGTTACTGTATTAGAAGATAATGTTGTCTGTGTAACAGTATTTGCTGGAACTTCTGGCTTAGTAGTGTCCCAACCAACCGGAGGATCTGGTGGACCTAAAGGAACAGGATTTATTGGGTTAGGATCTACAAAGTTAGATTCTCGTAAATGAACGTTCATAGATGTAATTGTTGGTGCAGAAGGAACTGCCACAGCTGCAAATTTTATGTATACGACTGGAGGTTTCTGATAAGTTAATCCTAATTGATTAAACACGTATTGCGTTGCGCCCGCTGCACTGCCGACGCCATATGCATTACCAAATCTATTGAAATTTCCTGTAAAGAAAAGTTTTCCTTCAGTTGTTTCCCAAACACCGCAAACTAAATTTTTAGTACCTTTATCGAAAAGTTGATATATGCTTTTTAATGAATATCTTTTTCCTTGTGCGCCACTAACGGTATTAAAATAGGTGAGCGAATATACTTGCCCTGAAATGTTAAATTCATACTCAGTAAATGTGAATTGTACATTAGTAGTCGATAACTCTAAATCAAACTTAGTTCTCAGTAAGTCTAAGCTTACTGTAGTACCACCGCCACTTGATGTAGTAACGCTTCCTTTTCCACCATCTCTAATCCAAACACTTCCATCAAATTCAAAATTGATTGTACCAGAATTACTTGACTTTAAAGGAAGATTAGCTTGAGTAATATAAATTCCGTTATTAACTAAACCAGACGCTTGTAAATCTATATTTGTCGGAAGTTCAATATTCTTAACTCGCTTTAAAGTTTTAGAATAGCTGTTATCATCAGTAGGTCTTTGAACTGCACAATGATTTGACACTACAGATTCACATATAACATCATAATACGTATTTGCTTTTAAGCCAGTAGCGCTAAAAGTAAAAACTCTTTGAAAATCTGTTACTGTAGTTTTTACACCACCAAAATTAGTTTCGAATGACATTGCGCAATTCCTATTTTAAGAATTAATATCGTCTTGAATAAATGAAAGTAAATCAATAGTCGGCGAATTGATTTGCCCTGGTAAATTAAATAATTGATCCATTTGCATTAATGCACTTGGTTTAGGATTGAATAGAGATTTAGTTATACTTGTTGTTGTTTCTTCTACGGTAGTTTGAACTATTACTTCTTCTTTCGTTGTAGTATTAGTTGTCTTATCGACTTTATATATGGTCTGTGATCTGGGCTCATATCTCGTCGTATCTTCAGTAACAGTTATCTCATCTTCATAGTTTTCTATGACTGTAGTTTGAGTGGACGTTGGATATGTAACATACAAATCGATATCTCCTCCAGCAGATTCATTTGTAACTCTAAATTGAGTTTCATTAGAAGCTGCATAAGTGTGAGATCCTGAAGAATATGGTTGTCCTGAGCCGCCGTCGTTGTATACTTGTTGCCACGATCCAGAAAGATAACGCTGTAGATTAATGCTTCCTGCAGCTTTTTGACCACCTCTCCTTGTTGTTATCGTTCCTCCTAATTTACTTGCTGTAAATGTCATAAGCACTGCGTCCTCAGCTGGCTTTTGTGTTATTCTTGGACCATATGAACCTAAAGCACCGGCTACATCTTTTACAACATTTCTTTGTTTAATAACTTTCTTTTTAACTTGTTTCTTTTCACCAACGAGTTCTTGATATTCTTGTTCTTGAGTCTTTAGTTCCCATTCTTCTACTGTGATTTCATTGATATTGGTAGTAGTTTTAGTTATTTCTGTTCCAGTAGTCGTGAACGTTGTTTCTGTTGTTGCTATTTGAATAGTCGTGGCTTCAGTTGCTTGCTTTTGTCCTATGAGAGTGATCTCTCTGCTAGGAAGCATGATTTTTTTACCACGAATACATCTTGCTGTTTCTGGATCATTAAAATTAAAGCTATATTCTAATTTGTATTGTTTTTTCTTTGGATTTAATTCAAATCCAAATATTTGAGCATAATAGCCAGGATCTCTTACTTCAGCAAAATTAGAAGTCGTAAAATTATCAACAAAGAAACCAAACTTAAATCTATTAGTTGTTGTATCTACTGAACTAGTTAATTGCAAGTTGTTAACAGAATCTTCAGTAAAGCTCAAAGAAGTATAGTATTCAAGATCTGCTATTCGTCTTTCAAGAGAAGCTATATCTTGCATTGTGTAAGGCTTACTTTGGATGGTTGGAAGACCATCTGGAGTAATTGGAGTAGAGATAGTATGATCTATTTGTCTCTTTTTAATTCCATTAACATTAACAGTTTTTTTATCTAAATACTCAATAGTAGATTTAGATAATGCTTTAGGCAAAGAAGGATAAGGAGGTATTATTAAGTGATTTAACAACAGTCCTTCTTTTGGCAATTTTGGTGCTTGTGGTTTTTCTGCTGGTGTTCCTGCTACTACTTTGATAGCAGTATTACTTAAAACAATAACAGAATCAATTCTTGGTAAATATTTTTGAACAGTTATATCACACACCGAATCTGGCACTGGAAATTTCTTATCTACTACCACATTAAATCTAGTAGATGGAGTTGGCTCAAGCGGATTTATCGGTGCTCCGTTTACAGTCGTTGAAATTGCTACGGTATTTGATGAATAAGGTCTAAAATCTAATGAATCTCTTAAGTCAAAATATTCACCATTATCATGTAATAATTCTGGAATTTCTAAAGTATGTATTCCAGCTGTATTCAAACTTAAAGGAGTAGTGTCATTTATTGGATAAGATGATACAGTTTTCAATCCATTATCGGATACGGTCATCATGTCAAATCGTGCTAAAAGTAACTTATTAGAAGGAACTGTATACGCTGCATTTTTATACAAGAATCCAACATCATAATAATCTTTTCTTTGATTATGATCAATATAATAATTTTGAGTTACGTCTATATCTGTGTTTGAAACGGAAAGAAGATATTGAGTGGTGTCAGAAGGTGTTGCAGTAATATCTATTGCAGATCCGCCAGATGTTAATGATAATTTAACACCTATAGCATTAGCAGAAACTACATAATAAGATTGATTATTAGTCAATCCTCCAATTGCAGCGTTTCCTGTAGCTGTTCTGTAAACAACAACATCACCATCAGATAGAAAATCATTAGTAAAATTGATAAACTCTGTTGTTCCATTTACAATTGTTGTATTGCCGTTGAACTGAGTGGTTCTTCCTTCATATACGACTTTCAATCTAAAAATATCAGGATGTCCTAAACACCATGGACCTGTCGATCCTCCAAGATTAGTTGTAGGATCTATTTTAACAAAAACATCTCTTCTTATAGTTTTAGGTATGCTTTGTGTTGACTTTCTAACATTATATGAAAGAGCAACTGGTACAGACGTGCTTAAAGTGTTGCCAATGCTAATATTTAATGTTGTATTAGATTGAACGTTTGCTGTTCTACGATCATCTGAGAATCCAAGAGGAATAGGAGTGTATCTTGGAAAGAATAGTACAGCGTTTGCTGCTCCTAAATTATTAGCAAATGGAGTATCTACGGTAAGATGGGTTGCATTTGTTATCTTGACGATTCTTTTAATTTCAAAATCACCACCAGAGTTAGCAACTCGTATATAGTCACCAGTTCTAAATGATGTTCTAAAGTTGGTAGAGACACCAATCAAATTAGCTACTGTGTCTCCACCAGCAGTAACAGTAACACCACCAGCTGCGTTTACGGTTGCAACTGTATTTGCTAACGGAACAAGAGTAAGTGATCTTTTTTCTGCTTGAGTAAGAAGACTTGTATAATCAAAATATTCGCCAGGATTTTGTGCAACTGAAACTGAAATTCTTCCATTAGTTCCAAGAGTCAAGTTATCTGTAGTAGTTCTATAAGTATAAGATATCGAATTTACTGAACTTAACGACTGCAATCCACTTGGGAAAATTAAAGAACTATTTTTTGCGCTGTATACTACCGCTTTACCATCATCTAAGACTATGTCTGCTACACCATTATTATCACCAGTACCATCATAAAAGATACTTCTTACATCTTTAAAATTTTTACCCGTATTCATTCTAATATCAAAAAGATATATTATGTAAACTGTGTCAGATCCGCCATGTATACCTTCACTTATTTGCATAGAGCGTATCTTTGCAGTTCCTATTTCAGCCCCGGCTGCAGATGGTACTGGAAATTGACTTGAAGATTGCGCATTTGTAGATGAAGAAAGATATGTTTTTGCTGCATTTCTTAATGATATTGAATCACCTACAGCAAAATTAAAGAACCCAGCAACTTCTTTAACGCGTATAAAATTACCGTAACTGATAGCAAGAGAAGTGTCTCTCGTAATAGTAGAAACAGATTTAGCTGCATCAACTAAAGTAGATGCTAGTGTTTGAACTCTGTATCCATCGATGTATGCAGTGCCAGGATCAGCTTTGGTTCTAAATACTAATGAATTTTGTGCAATATCATCTATGTCTTCTGTAGAAATTAAAAACTGATCTAATACATAATTACCACTTTGCTCAAAAGTTCTTTGAGCAAGTTCTTTAGCTATAGAATTAAATTGAGTTGTTTTTCTTTGTCTAGCAGGTTTACCAAGTGAATATTCTATCAAAGGTAAAAATAAATTGTTAGCATCTGATTGATCTTTTGTTATGCTAACTAATTTAGGAGTAAGTTTTAAGCGGTCTGCACCAGGAGCCCTTTCATTTAAAGAACCACTAGCGTTATCCAGTAGGTTTTGATCTTGTCTAAACGTAATGACTTCTTCAATCGTATCAAATCCTACAACATTGTTCGTCTGTGCGTTGTACTTGTCTACTACTATGAATTGATCATTTACACGAACAAAATGACCTTTTTGATATATTATGCCTTCAGAAACAGCTATACCAGTCCCAAAACCTAACGCAGTTGTAGAATCATTTACTGTTACATTGCAAAGATAATTTTTTGAAGAAATTCTTAATGCATCTATGACTGAATTTGCAGTAGGGCTGGTGTTTGGCGTAGAATATGCTACTGTTAGCCATGGTTCTACATAATAACCCGTACCTCCATTCAATATAGCTACGCTCTTTATTCCGCCAGTAGAATCTGTTACTATTGTGCCAAACGCGTCTTTTCCTATATTTCTTGTTAATACTGCAGTTATCTGTGATTGCGAAGAAGTAATTTCATAGTTTTCAGCAAATAACCAAGATGCAGCGTTTGCAAGTCTTAGGTTAGAAGCTAGAGGTCTAATTTTTAAAATTAAAGTTTCTACATTAGCCGTAGTATTTACTTCTCGTATTTCAGCTTGTGCGCCAGTAACCGATTGTGTAATTATTTCACCAACGGTAAACGTGCATGCTTGTCCTGAAGCATTTACAAAATCATCTCCACCTATGGTATTAGAAACTTCTATAGCGCTTACGATGATTAGGTTATCAGTATTACTAAACCCTGTTGACTTAACTTCAACATCGGCTTCTGATACAACTAAAGATGGATTGTAAATTGTAACAACTTCACCTGCTGAAAATGCTGTTGCATTCGATGAAGAGCCTGATGATACATATTTTAAATGTAAAGTATTTAATTCTGGTGCTGTTGCTTCAAACCCAGATGAAGTTTCTACAATTTGAGCAACTAAGTTATTAGCGTTTTTAGCAAAAAAGCCTTTAAATGACGAAACACTAACGGGCGCGCCATCTGTTTGCGTATCATTTATTTTTGCATACGGTAAATTGGAGTGAAACGTGAAGTTGCACCCATCAATTATCGTTCCTCTCTTATAAACGTTATCGCCGAATCTTTCAATCTGATTCTGTAGAATCGTTTGTAATTGATTTAACTCACGTACTTGTACTGCTACTGATGGCTTGAAAAGAATTCTATGATAATTATCTTTTTCTTTATAATCATCAAAGTAAGGAGCCCTTGTTAGGTCAGTTTGAATCGGCATTTAACTAAAACTCCAGAATTAGCTTGATAGTTTCTGATTGTGTATTTGATCTAGAAATTGGTTCTATATTTTCTATATATATGATGTCACCCGAACCTCTTACAAAATCACCTTCATATTTATACGTGGATCCGCTGTCTAGAACTACTGTAGTTCCTGAATCTTCACCTACTACGGTATTTCCTGCATAAAATAGTCCAGTTGCTCTAACCACTTTAAACGCAGTAGAGTTAGCTGAATGAATATATGCTATAGCTGAGTTGTTTATACCACTTCTAACTATTTCATCTTCCTGGAAATTTTGTGGACTTCCAGAACTTACAAAATATGTGAATAGTTGGTCCACGTTCGTTCCAGTTTTTACCATATCATTGTAAGATACTTGTAACACATTTGCTGAAGCACGCGAGGATATGCCAATGATATCATTTGACGTGACAAACAAACCAGTAGCGTTAGTTACTTGCACATAATCAGCGCCTCTTTCTTTTATGTTTCCTTTTGCATTTATTTTAGCAACAGAGATAGCAGCAGCAGTATTAGTAAACGATGGAAATTCAGTAACAGATAACCAAGTTGAATTTGAAACTTCATCTACTGTAAGGATCTGTGATTCGGACGTAGTTTCTACGTATATTTTATCACCAGCTGATATGGAACTATCAAAAGTGGTACGGTTATCGCTGAGTATAAGATTAAGATTAGAAGATTGTGTTGTTGTAAAAAATAAATTTGAACTATCGGCTACTTGTATTTCAATAGAAGCAGGAGTAGATAGTGTTACGATTTCAGTTGTATTTCCAATCGTCGGTGCATATATTAGATTAGCTACTAAAGTCGGTGATGCTTTAACGTTCAACGTTAAGTCAGCAAACTGGCCAATAGAAGGATTACCATTAGCGTTGTAGACACGTAATGTAGTTGTCTTTGCAACTTTTGCAACAAGATTAGCGTTTGTTCCATTGGCAGTTCCACCAATGCTATTTGCAACTTCTACTCCAGGCGCACATTCATAATTTTCTCCGCCGTTTAATACAAATGCACGAACAATACCCCCAGTAGAATTAGTTAGAAGAATAGCATTTGCGCCAGTACCCCCGCCGCCGCAAAAATCTATTGTGTCTGCATTAGAATAACCAGAACCACCTGAAATAATTTCAATCTCAGACACATACCATGGAATGATTCCTCGGCCTCTATTTGTTAACTGAGTAGAAACAATAGTTCCAGTCACAGTGGTTTCAAGGTTTGCTCTAGCCGCACTTCCTCCCGGTGAAGAAATTAATATGTAATCAGTGTTACTGTAACCAGTTCCTCCATCGGAGATTCCAATTGAACTTACAACATTTGTATTAAAATATCGTACATCTCCACCTGTTGAATTAACAACATACATGTTTAAAGACGATGTATTGACGAATCCGTACCCACTAACGTTCAATGTTACACCAGTCATGCCTCCAGTTGCATTTGTTATAGCATTTCCTATTGCGTTGATATTTCCATTAGTTACATATACAACATCTGTGTTGACTGCAAATCCATCATAAACACTATTTGCTACTACTATATCTTGAATAATGACACCGTTTAGATAACGCGTGTTTCCTCCAGAAGAATTAGCAACTAAAATTTTCAAATTAGCTGTAGTGAATCCTTTTCCTGAGTCAGTAAGGTTTGTGGTATACGCTGGAGTGGCTTGGTATTCAAGAATAGCGTCTGAAGAAACTGAACCAGTCATCCACAGTTTTCCTAAACTATGGTTTAAGTATACTGCCGTAGGTCCTGTCTCTACTCTTTCAAAATTAAGATTTGCATAAGAAGACGTTACTATAGATTGAACGTTCCAAGCTTCTGTAAGATTAAAAGAATATAGTATCGATCGTCCTGATTCAACGATATATATAACATCACCGCTGCTGTTCAATGAAACGCTCTGATACGCTGGATTAGCAGGTCCTCCAGATATATTTGGATTTACGTTTGCATTGTACGTTGCGGTTGATATGCTCCAAGGAGTAGATAGATCATATTGCTGTATTCTATCTGCAGTCGTTCCTACAAGATAAGCGCGAGTGCCGTCTGGTTTGAACCATAATCCAGTAGGAGCTGTTTCTCTAGCAAACGTAGTTACGTTTGCAACATAAGACATAGTTTGAACATTCCAGGCTTGTGATAATGAGAATTGTAAGATACCGTTAGCTGCACCAGTCGTATTTGCTGTAGGAACATATATTGAAGTACCATTCGCGGTTATGTATAAATCATTTGGATTAGTATGAAAAAGAGCACCGGTAGCAGTATTACCTGCGTGCGTAGAAGTTGTAACGTCCCATGCAGTGCTTAAATCATATTGTTGAATTTTTCTACCTGCTACACCTGATCCAATAATAAAAAATCTAGTTCCATCTGGTTTAAAAAATATTCCAGTAGGTATTGGTTCTTGTGTTTGTAAAAACCTACTTCTACCAGTGTAATACATATTAAATATGTTTGAAATTTGACCATTCGCTATTACGTTGGCAGTTCCATTTGCTGTTCCACCATAAAATATAATCTGATCATTATTTGCAAAATTTTCAGCAACACCTTCTAACTCTACTCTAAAAGCACCACTAGAACCAGCTGTGTCTAAAATAGATACAGTTGGTTCTTGAGTGTAACCAAACCCTGAATTTGCTAATACTGCAAAATTCAACAATCCGCCTGCTGTATTAACAAAAAATGCTGTAGCGCCATAGCCACCATCACTACTTGTGATGACAAGAGAATTTGCTAAGACTGGTATTAAGTTTGCACCTATTCCATTTGCTTGGGCATTGATCGAGATCGTAGTAACGCTTCTTAAATATTGTGAAGTGTCTTGAGTTGTTGCTGTTATATTAATAGCAGCACCGTTTAAAGTATTCGCTAATTTTATGCCTGTACTGTTTGCTCCTACTATGTAGTATACTTGATTATTAGTTAAGCCGCCTATAGTAGGTTGACTAGGAGCAGAAAAATATTGAACCGCTTGGCCATTTGCTAATGGGCCGGGAGTAATTGTAATAAAATCGTCAGCTGAACTTACGTTTGAAGTATTTCCAGCAAAAACAATAAGGTTTGCATAACCAGTTCCATTAGCAACCATTGTGACTGAGATGATTTTACCTGTACTATCATTAGAAAAAGTAGCGTTTGCACCAGAGCCAGAACCACTAAATACTAATATATTATTTGCAGTGGAGTTATAACCAATTCCACCATTTTCTATATCAACTCGTAATACTTTAGTAGAATCATAACCACTTCCTGTAGCCGTAACAATTATATTTTTTATCCTGTATGAAGGAGCACTGTTACTTATAGTCGCAGAACTGACTATTTTGCTATCAAATCTTCTTACAAATCCTCCGGTAGAGTTTGATACAAAATAATTAAGATTTGTATTTCCGATATTGAATCCAAAATTATTTCCAGCATTCACATTTGCAAAATTTAAAGACCCGTCTACATTTGTAGCTATATTCGCTACAGCATTTCCGTTAACACTAGACGGACTAACTATCGTCATTATGTCTGAATTTGAATATAAACTTATATCTCCATTAGCGTTTTTAATTACACTAATAACTTTAGCGCCGTTTGAATAGCCGCCAGATGCATTTGCAATCTTAACACTTAATCCGTTTGCTTGAAGTACGGGTGTTATGACGGCCGATACTGTTGGAGAACCATAGGGTGTAACAGTTGGTGCTGAAGTGTAACCAATTCCTCTATTCGTAAGAGATATGCTAACAATGTTGCCAGTAGCATTGTTGACGAATGTTGCAACTGCGCCTGTTCCACCACCACCTGTAAACGCTATTTGGTTGTTTACAGTGGAGTTATACCCCCGACCAGCATTAACAATTGTTAAATAAGCAATTTCATTACTAGCAAACCCCTTACCGCTATTGGTAATGGTGATGTTTGATATTCCACCAGTTGCATTAGTAGACAATATAGCTATAGCATTAACGATAGCTGACGTACTAGATATTTGAATAATATCATTATTATTATAAGATAATCCGTTTGCGGATGCGCTTAATCCAGTAATAATTTTAGAATTAAAGTGTCTTACGTTTCCGCCTGTAGCATTTGCAGATGTTATCACCGCGGAAGATGTATCGCTTATTCCATATCCTGCAGAAGATAATGGAAGGCTTGATAGATAGCCAGTAGAATTAGAAACTACAGTCGCTGTAGCGTTTATCACCACATTAGATACTGTTACTATATCTGTATTTGAAAACGTAATATTTCCCGAAGAAACTACTTGAATAGCAGTCAAGGTGCCGATACTAAAAATGTTTTTGCTACTGGAATCTACACCTACAGTGCCATTAATTTTATTTAATTTTGCTTGTATTAGTTCTTCACCATCAGAAAAACCAACACCAGACAAAGAGTCATACGTCAATTTTACATCGTTGAATTTTGGATCTTTTAATAATCCTACTGTTCTAAAATCATTGTCTGTTGATATTTCACCATTTTCACTATTAGAAAACTTAACGCTTATTCCCATGTTAGTTGCAAATAATTCAGATTCTGCATCGTAACCATGGCCCCCTTTAGGTGAATAAATGACTCTCAGTTCTGCTTGATTAATTGAATTAGATAACTTAGCAACTGGATTAGCGTAAGCATTTGCTGTTGCAAGAAAATAATCTTTTCCTTTATTTAAAATTTCAATCTTATAAATGGTATTTGCAGCTGTAGCATTGATTAAAGCTCTTGCTTCTGCGTTTATAGTTTGGCGGCCATCACCTGTAATAATTACTTCAGGAGAAATTTCAAAATTGCTTGTTGTTGGAGTCACTAAAAATGGTTCATCTATAGTAACAACATAATATCCTGAAACTTGATCGTATGATACTATTTTTCTATATTGGCCAATTCCATCTCCAGACACAATCTTCAAGATACAACCTTCATAGAAATCAGTGTTAGATGCTGCGTTTGCAGAAGTAATCCTGTACTGAATTGCCGAACCATTGTATCTTACATCTGAAGCAGTGAATGATCCTTCTAAGTGATTATTATAATCTTTTCCACCAGACACAATCTTTATTACGTCTATCTCACCGCTTATTGCATTTGCTGATACGTTTGCATCTGGAATGACGGGTATATAATCTATTGTTGAAAATTTATTGAAAGTAGTCTGATCTATTTGATACATGTATTTCCAGATGTATCCATCAGCCGTTTCATAATAAACATCGTCAGCAGACGTTGCACTAAATATTGGTTGGCTCGTTGATGCTATTCCTTCTTTATTATATAAACATTTAAAGACGTAATAAGTACCACCTTCTTTTGAAACTACAAAGAAAGCTTTGTCTTTTAAATTTTTATCTAGACTATCATACATATCATAGACAGTGCCAGTTGTCCAATCATACCTAGATACTAATGGCTTAACATCATTTGAAGTGACTTTTTTGGCAAGAATCATTTCATCATAGACACGAGTTGTCAACGACTCGATGTCAGTATTGGGTGTATCGATAGTGTTGTCACCCAAAAGATATTGAGTAGGCTTTCCTGCAAAAACGTAATATATTGTATTTGCTGGTTCAGTAATTGACTCTATAAATTGGCGAATATGGTGAAGCTTAAATTCTGGTGTTACTATTTTATTACTAGCCATTTCGTTCTCTTTTTAGATCGTGTTATGTATTCCATGGCCAACTTCATTTGGCAATGGACTTACTAAATTAATAATGTTTCCATCTGAACCAGACAGTTTGAATCCGGTACTATTAGCAAATCTTATCGTATATGTCTCATTATTAGATAAATTAGTCATTACTGTATTTCCTGTATCTACGCTATAAACAACTAATTCGTTATTAGCATAAGCATGATTCAACCGTATAAAGTTTTCAATGACATCAACATTACTAGTAGGATTAAAAGTAGTTCTTATTTCTATTTTTTTAGATACATTAATTGTAGCTTCATTTTTACTTTCAATCTCTATTGCTGGGAACATCCTAGTTCCAGCAACATGCAATACCTTTTTCAGCATGTTTGAATAACGTTCAAACGGAACTCTGCTGATTATTTGGTAAGAATAGTCTTGATAAAAATCACTATCGTGTAAGTATTTATCTCTACTTAGAAAACCTTTTGTATTTTGGTAAAAACCACTGCCAATACCTTGTTTAATATTAGAGCCTTTGGCTAATCCTATAGTTGCATCTGGATCATCTTCATTTTGAAAAGACATTACGTCAGCTGTTTCATAAGCAAAACCAGAATCTAACACCTTTAGAGTTTTAACTACACCGTTAGCAGTTATTACGTTTGCTTCTACGACGCTGTTCAATCCAGAAAAAGTTTCATCATTTTGAGAATTTATAAGTCTAGTAACATATTGAGAAGTTTCTCCCTTTAAGTAAACTTCAGCATTTGGATCGGGTTCATTGATAAAAGTCAATCGTTTTACTTTAATCGTATTAGTATCTACAATCTCTTGCAATAACCCAAATTTTTCATAATTTCCATTTTCAATATATTGAATAGAAAGAGAAGGGGTTGCTGTTAAAACAATTTTAGATCCATTTTCTGTTAAACTTAAAGCAAATGCTGATGAATTTGCTTCTACTACATAGTAACTAAAATTATTAGCTAATCCACCAATAACGCTGCTTCCCGTATTCGTACTGTAAACAACTGGTTGATTATTTATGTATGGATGATCATGCATAAATATGAATGATGATGCTACGTTTGCTGATGAGCCATCAAACGCTTTTCTATTAGAAATTAAGATGTTTTCGTTTTTCGTCATTCTTGAAGTGTCGCCATCGATGACCATTATTTGATCATATTTTCTACTCCCAGCGACTACTGGTTCAATGATTGTCACGAAAGGATCTAACGTATAATCTACTCCTGGGTTTACCGTCGATAATGCACTAATAGTTCCCATAGTAAACAACTCTTTAGTTAGAATTGTGTCTATAGAATAGTTAGTCAAATTGCCAGAAGGTTTACCTGGAAACCCATATGAATTAGAACCTGATAAAGCACTGTTGGAGCTACCATTTAAGACTATGCTGAGATATGGCGCACCATAAATATTATACCCTCCCATAAAATCGGTGTTCAACGTAATAGTCTCTTCATCATCAAGACTAGAGATGCGCAAATCGGCCAAAGAACCTTCTCCAGCTATGTCTATAGACGCATCAGTATATGCTGCAAATGAATGCCCATTTTCATTTAGTCCAGGAGATATTGGAATAGTAATTCCATTAGCATAGGCTATTGTTATACCTGATGTGTTTGCGACTCCAACGTAGTACGTTATATTGTTGCTTAGCAGATCTATTTTTGTTTTTCCGCTTCCAACCCTATACACCAGTATTTGACCATTTGTAAATGGATGATTGTTTAATGTAATGAAGTGGTTGGTAGCGTTTACATCATTGCTAGCATTAAAAGATACGAGGTTTGAGCCGACACTGTATACGTATAGTTTATTATCGTAATCAAATGGAGAACCAAGTGTAGAATTACCAGAAAAATTGTTACCTGATGATACTATTGCAGTAAAGGAATGACCGTTTTCTGTTACACCCTTTGATAAAGAAATCACTTCACCTGATGGGCTGTTTGATAGCTGTACTCCTCTTGTATTTGCTAATCTTGCATAATATACTGATCCAGACACTAAACCAGTTAGAGGTGTGTTTCCTGTATTAGAGCTATACCTAATAGCTTGAGCGTTAATAAATCCACTATTTGGAATATTAATAAAATCTAAATCAATATCAACATCTGTATTAGCATTAAAATACACAGGGTTTGCTGTATTGACTATTTTAACGATTGGTGATTCTATATAACCACTTCCACCATTTAAAATATTAATACCAGAAACGCTGCTATTTGCATAAGTAACTACTAAACCAACTGCTCCTGATCCAGTCTCAGATTCAAATGTAACTAGTTCACCATTTGAATATCCTTGGCCAATATTATCAATGCTTACTGAAATTACAGAAGTTTCTGATGGATTATAGATTCCAATTGTCGTGGAATAGAATGAAAGATTAGAATTAGACCCAGAAGCTCTGCCAAATATTCTCTGAGAAGATACGAAAGTTCCAGCAGTATTAGTAACATAGATTAAATTTTTTCCACCTTCTTGTCTAATTAGGTCTACGGTAGCAGTAACCCATTCTCCTATAGATGAATTTTGTTGATAGATTTGTTCACCTTTAATTGGTAAAAGACCTCCTTCAACATCGTCTATTATTAGAGTGTTGTTACTAGAGACACCCATTATATTTGCAGTAGATGTCTTATCCGTCTTTAATGTAAGGTTAGCAGAAGACGTATTTGAACTATTGTAAAGAGTATTGTTAATTGGAGGAAGATTACCAGACAATATAGACAAATACATATTGCCTGTACCGGTAGATGAATTAGATGAAATTTCAATTATCTTTGATATGCTAGTAACATTACTGCTTTCATACGAAAATATTAAATCGTTCGCAGATAATGTTCCTACAAGTGTATTGAACTCTACATATGCTTTTGGCTGAACTAACGTACTAAACAGTTTAAAGGGAGTGTTAGCGCTGCCAGTAGACGCTATAACATTATTAACTAGTAATGATTTTTCTGAGATTATGATTTTTGGTGATGTGGTGTATCCCCACCCACCATCTAATAGAGTGAATTCTACTTGACCAGTAGAATTGGCAGTAGAAGTAACTAATGCTTTGCCATTAAACCCGGTATTTGAAATCAAATTTACTATATCACCAACTACATAATCAGAAGCTCCAGCTATGACTTGAAGTTGACTGAGAGATCCAATTAATTTTGGAGCCTGTCTTGGGTCTATAGTACCAGAATGTACTATAGTTTCTCCAAATTCAAAATTACCACGTACATTAGTTATAAAAAAAACATGAATATCTTTTGATATTTTAACTTCATTTCCTTCAGCATCAACCTGATTATTGATTTTTTTCTTAATAGCGTAGTTTTCTATGAAAGCTGTTGCGCCACTTCTTATACCTGTAACTTGTTTTCCTTCAAATTCTGTATTGAATCGTGTATTAGTAACTTCTAAATACTCAGGTATTTTCCATGTATTATCAGACAGTTTAAATACATCATCACCTGGATAATAGACTTTAGCTGGCTGAGCATAAACTAGTTTAAAGAATAAATCTACTGATCTTTCTGTTCCTTTAGAACGATAAAAATCTAATGCATTTTTTGCTAATAATCTTTTATTCGTAGCTACATCGAATTGTATATTTTTTAATGTTTCTTCTTTAAAATATACAATGAAATCTTCAACGGTTTGATCTATGTCTCTATATTCGAGTAATCTACGTGAATGATACAATACGTTGTTAGATTGCTCGAGCCATTCATAATAAGATTTTATTAATGTTATGAATTGAGGGCCTTCTTCTCTATAGAAAGCAGGAAATTGCGATTCTACTAAAGGAGATATAAAAGAAGTTATGTCTTTCACTTGAAATTACTCTCTTTCAGGAACAACAGTTATTCTAATGTCTTGATCTCTAATAGATAGAATCGTTCTTAATTCTGATAAAATATCTTTAGACTTTGTTCTAGCATATATTTTTACGAATTCTCCGGTGAAAGAATCAATTTTTAATTTGTTTATTATGATTCTTCCACTTTCATAATCTACACTTCCTATGTCAGAAACTTCAGTGTGTTCAACACCAGAATCTGCTTTAAGTTTCAACGTTCCTAAACCATCATCTTCTAAAATTACTACTTTCCCATTTGATAAAAAAGGAGAAGAACTAACCGCGCTTAGATAATTCGCTGGGTGCGTTTTCTGCAAGTCTGCAAAATCATCTTCTAAAGCTTGTTGAAAGTCTATACTATAATTTGTTTCTATGCCCAATTGCGGAGTTAACGTTCTTATAGCTCTAACTATAGTGTCATTACTGATGATACTTCTATCTGTGCTATCAATAGAAGTTACTAAATTGCTATACCTAAACTTAACATTAAAGTCATCAATGTTATCTGTATTGAACGTTCTTATAGTGTTAAGCACTAAATCTTTGATTGATTCTTCACTTAAAGCAGTCAAGTTGATGTTATATCTAACAATAGTTTCAACATCTAAATACATAAAATCTGGGTCAATAAAGATCGGATCTATAGATAAAGAAGCTCTAGGTTTTATAAAATTATAATATTGTTCTTTTCTAATATCAGGAACTCCATCTACATTGTTTAAATCTACAGCAATATAAACTTTACCAAATTGCGGTGGATCTAGTTCTTCACCACCAAAAACAGATACTGCATTAATTTCTGGAAAATTAATTTTTAAGAGATTTTCATAATCTTCAGCAGTTACTGCTCTTTCTTGAGTAGTAAAGTATCTAGGAGCATTGAATTTGATCGATTCTAAAGATTCATTTACAGATCCTTGAGAAGCAGCATATAGCGTATTAACCGATACATTTGAAAACGTTCCTATGGCACCGTCTGCACGAAATACTGAACACCCATTGGGCAATTCTCCCTTTGTTGCTCGATACTCACACACAATGACTGCGTTATCCGCAGGCTTTCTACCAATTACTCCATCTCCGAAAAGTATCTCGTACTTTTCTCCCTCACACCCTTGAACGAAATAAATGTTTGAATTAGCTCCTTTTCCAAACAATGATGTAGCTCTAAGATAGGTATATACATCTGCACCATTGTTTTCGAGAACTATAACACTTAATGAATCTGTATCTATCGTAGGATTAGACATTATAAATCTTTGAATAGGATTAGAATAATTTACGTTAAACGTATCAGTTACATATTGTCCTTCATAAATCGTTATTTCGCCTGTGGTGTAATCGTAGCGTGTGCTAGAAGAACTAACAGGTGTGCTCTTTAAAGACGTCGTTAAGATCGTTTTGTCAGTAGAAAAAGTGAATGTATTGGATCCAACCCTAGAAGTAAATGTTGTTCCTTTAGGAATTGTTATAAACGTAACTGGAGCAGTATCTTCATTAGAAGTAACGGTAGAGATTGTAATTTCTACATTTGCGCGAGATGACTTAAATGATCTAGGAACATAATTTAATTCTTTAGCCCTTGATATTACACTTTCTCTAAGTTGAGCGCTATCTAAAAACATCTCATTTCCTATCATGTTTAAGTAGAATGCATTCAAATATGTATTATATGATAGTACATCGAGCAACACGTTCATGTTGCTACCTTCAAAATCATAGTCTTTAAATGAAGATTGTGCTTTAAGATAATCTTTAAAATTATCTTTTAAAGTATTGAAATCTAAATTTACTAAATTTATGTTAGTTGTGTTGGCCATTATCTTACTCTGTAAAGAGGTATATTGATAGTAGTTACATCTTCAATAGACGTTATATAGAAAGAAACAGTTATCATATATGCATTGTTGTCTGGATACGCGCTTGCAACTACGTCTATTAATTTAGCTCTAGGCTCATAGTTTTCTATAGTCTCTCTTACTTGACTTGCTATACCAACTTCTGTTTGAGGACTCATAGGCTCAAATAGAAGCTTTTGAATATTAGAACCTATATCTGGTTGAAATAGTCTTTCATATTTATTTGTGAATAATAAATTTTTTATTGAACTTATAACTGCTTCTTCGTTTTTATTTGTGATAACTTGTCCATTATCTGGATGAACATTTAAATTAGTTAAGAAATCAGAATAAAGATTATCTTGCTTAGGTCTTTGAGCAGTGTATCTATCCGCTACTTTTGGTAGTGCCATATGATTTTACTTATGTTTATTATGTCTATTTATCCGCCTACAAACACATTACCACTTCCACTCGAAGAAGCAGGAGCACAGTGTGCTCCTCCTAATGGAGGGCATAAAGAATCAGGAGCAGCAGAATTTCCTACTATAACTACCATTTTTCCATTTACAAAAACTTGATTGCAGGCTGCGCTTAGCGCTCCTGCGCCATGGCTGTTTGGATCTGCATCAACTGAAACTAATAGTTTATTTGCAAAAACAGTTCCTTGACCGCTTACAATTGTCGATGCGCCACATGTCCTTGAATCACTGTGTCTATGAATTGGAATAGCCATTACGGATTCAAATCTATTTTTGAACCAATCAAAGTCATTGGACCACCAGATTGTATCTTACATGTCCCACCTATTTGCAGTTCAAAATTCTTATCAACTTCCATCTTTACATTTCCTACCACATGAACATGAACGTTACCTTGTACATGAATCTCATCGTTTTGAGCGTGGATTACGAAATTATTTCCCGTAACCTTGGTTACAGTTCTACCATCGGCACTGATCTCTACATACGTCCCTGATTTGTGATATATCTGAATGCGCTCTGCATTTGGTGTATCATCTAGTTCAATCACGTGACCTGAGAGAGTCCTAGTCACTTTATTGTTAGGATATATCGCAGCATACGTTGAAGGAGGCTCAGGCCCTAGAAGAGGTCTGGTTTGCCACTGGTTGACTTCCCTAGCTAATGGTGATACGTCATGTAACTTAGGATCATTATCTTTTATAGCTGGCATAGTTCCTAATAAAACAGGAGCTTTTGCAGAAGGACCATCTGCAAAAAATCCATAAACAAAACTTCCTACTAGAATTCCTGTTGGGGATACTCCTACTTCTCCAAACTCCGGCTGTTGATAGCTAGCGCTTGTTATAGGAAGAAGAGGAGCAGCCCATGGAAGATCTTCATCTTGGAAACTATCATGGAATCCCTTGATCCTTATCTGCACTTGCCCAAGCATGTCTGGATCCATTAAATTTACGACTTCAGCAAAGAACCAGCAAAATGGTATATCGCCTACGAATCTATTACTATTCATCATTAGCTCCTTGTGCTTTCACCATATGCACCTTTGATCAACTCCATTGAATTCATATACCTATGTTTCGCTTGAAGCTTATGAAACATATGACGTATCGATGATATCAAGTATTCTCCTGACACTAGAGTTGAAACATTGTTTAACTTATTACCTTTTGGTTTTGTTTGACCATCAATCGCTGGTACTTGACACTGTATTCGATACCCTGCGGACAATACACTATCACCCCAAGTCATTATTCTTAATATATTCTGAGTCAGCAATTCCACAAACGCTTTATTGAAACCAATCTTGTCTATTAAAAAATCATCTGGATTTTTAGACGTGTTGATGTAAAAATTAGTCACAGCTGGCGATTTACCATACTCATTTTTAAAATTAGAAGTATTCAAGTCAGATGTTTTTCCTGGAAACTTAAAGTTAGATACTTCCTTTATTAAATCAAAAGTTTTTGTTTGATAAGATCTTGTTCTTAGATCCAAACTTGTAGTTACGTTTTTCAATGCACCTTCTTGAACCATCTTAGCAGTTGACTGTTGAGTTATGTGGTTGTATGCTAATATGTTTCTAAAGTTGATATTTTTTACATTAGTTTTCGAATCTGTATCAAAGAAAAATTCTGCATCTGGAATTTTACCTTCTTTTCTTTCAAACAAATACTCTATTGGTGTAAACATGAATCCATTTTTATTTTCAAAAAAAGAATAAGTTGAAGATTTATATTTAACTGATACAGCTCTTCTTCTTAAATAATCTATGCTTTGAAAAGGTTTCATTTGTATCAAGTCTAAGCTTTGAACACCCTTTGTTCCAGAAGGTTCTAACACCACTGATTTGCTTGTTCCAATTACGCTTGTCATGATGTATTTTATGTACTCATCAATTTTTTTCTCTCTCATAGCTGTAGTGAACAATTGTTTAGAATTATCTAATATTTCTTTTGAACAAAGAACTAATTGATACTTAGCGTATTGAGCATTTGGATCGGGTGCTACGTTCTTTACTTCGGTGATCAAAAGATCAAATGTTCTACTCGGCAAATCAGGATGATTTTTAAACTTCAATATGATCTTACACTTGTCAGCTAGTATTGGATATGTTTCTCTGAGATTGATACTATCAGTTATTTGAATTATACCACTTATGATAGGGCTTTTGATAGATTCATGTATATCAATGGTTTCAAATTGTTCAAATAAACTATAGGGAGATTTATTTCCTGTTATATCGACTAAATCAAATCTCTCAATTATTACGTCACCCGGTTCAAAACTCTTTTTAGATGTCATGAAAACGACTCTTTAAGCGATGAATACACATCTTGAACATAACGCTTATCAAGTATATTAATGTTTTTCTTTAATTGATTGAGTTCTGTCTCATAATCAAATGCAGTGACTGGAGAAAAGTATACTTCTTCATTTGAAGACATACTTCCTGTAGTTCCACCGAATGCGTTAAAAACAATGTTGGCAGATGTAAGTTGAGCGTTAGCTAAAGATTGATCGCCTGTCACATATCCTGAATCATAGGGATTTCCATTGATGTCTATGAATCCAGAAACATGTTGAATTGTGATCAATGAAGAGTTGCTGAATGTGATGAATCCAGATGAATCGTCTTGAGTGATCTTCTCTCCAACTATAAATTGCGTATTTCCTACTAAGTTAATTTCAAAATTTATGATCTTATTAGTTGAAATAACAGTGTTTTCTTTAATTCTTTCATAACCTAAGATTCTATTATCGAAAGTAACTGTAGCTGCCCAATATTTCTTAGATTGGTTAGGTAATGACATATATGCATTTTGATCTAGTATAGAATCATCTTGATCATAATTATTTCTATAAAATACAATTTGCTGGTATGCGTTTCTTAATGACCCATATTTTTTAGTTAAAAAATTATCAAAATTTTCTTGCGTTAAAGC